AGCGCAACTTTGCCTTCCGCGACCCCGTTACAGGGGGATACCGGTCAAGGGCTAACCTTGACTAGATATGGTCACAGTGTGACCATCGTGGTCCGATCTTTCTCGGACTCTTGCCGATCAAGCTGAGCTTGATCTGGAAATCGTGACAACTTATAATTGTCACGAAATCTTAACCCTCGTCGGGTTAAGAACTCCTTTGAGATTTGAAGCTCAGAGGAATGGACCAAGTGGAGTACCGGCTTGGTCATGGGGTTTCCCATCATGAAACCCTCATTTATCGCCCCTTTCCAGTCCACGGGGGTCGATGTAACTCCATCGTCATCGGCGATGGTGTTGTGCACAACCTCGGTAACGGGTTGTGGTTCTAGCATGGTCTTAATGACCAGCTTGCCATACATTCGGGGAAACCCGATGTAATCGAAGAGCGCACTAATGTGCGCCCATCCCACGGCCTTGCAAATGAAGTCCGTTGATTCCGTCCAGTCCTTAAAGACGTGGAGGATTCTCTCTAGGGTTTTCCCCGTGAGAGCGTCATAGATGAAGCCTGATTCATCTGATAAAGCGGAGATCCTCTTTTGATGTCTCCACTCATGGCCTGATTCTAACAGACCAGCTCTGTGCTCACGTAAATGAGCCAGTGTTCCCTGCGAGATTTTCGCTGCAGGGGTTAGTAGCCACGCCAGTACAGCGTGCGACTTTGTCAGATTCCGTTCTTTGCCGGGTTCTGAAATATGAACGATTTTTGCGTCCATAACCGGTGGCCGATATGGCCTACCGTCTACGATGAAATCATGTTCATCGTCTTTGGTCCACTGTTCGAGGTGGATCCAATGGTTGAGCATCATTTGATAGCTCATCCAGAACAACGGACGACTATAGTCCGTCTCCGAGTCGGTCTCACGAACGACTTCGATATACCCCTCAATTGAGTGGGTATCAAGATCCCGGATAGGGATCTTCCACTTGTGCTTTATAGCCAAGTTCAAGAGGATGCGTGCATCCTCTAGTTTACCTCCGTCCTTGACGAAAGTATCAACAGACGCTGAACCTTTCAGTGTCATTTCGATTCGAGCAAATACATCCTCGAATAGTCCGCGTGCTTCTGCATCGCGGAATTTCCCCTGCCTACCGGCAGAAAGGAGATTGGGTGGAATACCACCCTCGTGCAGTCTTGCTTGGACTGCAAGGTACTGCAGCCGTGTACGGCGTGCAGGAACGTCAACAATTTCTCTGTTGACTGTCTGTCGGAAGGCTGCCCTCCGACATTCGGCTATTGCATTTGGCAAATAGCCCATCCCTCTCGTTTGTGAGAGGGTACTCGCTCGGAATATCCATGCCGGCGAAAGAGTGTAGTCCGAACCATCGGAACTATACTGTTGCTCAACATAGGCTTTTAGCCTTTTGAGCTCTGAACCAAAGAACGCTCCAAACGCTTTGGTAGATGCCGTGAAGTTCATCCACGACATTCGATCTTCTCTCACACTTTTGTGAAAGGAGGATTTTACAAGGGACGAGAATCCTTTGCAATCAGTGTAGAAGCCAGTTGTCGGCTCTACAAGTAGACCCCCGTCTGTGACGGGTGTCAAAGCGGAGTAGTCTTTGAACAACTCTGCGAATGCCCAAGCTGTATGCTTGGCCAGGCTTGCGTATCCCTCGATTTCGGGAGAAAACGCCATCAGCTTCTTTACGATGAGGCTG